TGACGTATCTTTAGTTGATTTTGAAGGCTTGAAATAAAGCTTTTAAAACCCCTTTACGGTTTGTCCACCATACGGACATTGTTCAGACCGCAGTGTCTTGTCAAGGAGGTTCAGCCTTGACTTTACTTCTCTGTGAGGAATCTACTCAGAAATACTGCTTGCGTACTAGTAGTTACAAGAGTCGCCACCTAGTACTTACAAGCGGGTCAAACCGCCCTCCGGAACGGTGGAGACTCCCTCCCGAACGTGTGCTTGACGTGACCAACTTTGGTCTAGCTTTCTGAGAAATACTCCAGGGCTGTATCTAACCACTTTTGTTGTCAATTGTGGTTATTTATCAACCAAACATCGTGTGACTCACCTCCAGCTTTGCTGCAGGCCTTCGGGACTAAACGAGTTCATACGCTTTGTGGTTAGTTTTAGGACTTACCATCTCTCTATATCGCCAACCTGATTCTTTTTATTCTTAAGTTTTGCGTCTATACGCTATTTTCTTACGGTTGGCAGTTTGTTTGGTTGTTTGCACAGTTTCTTTTAATACCAATTTTTACTGTGCTTTTAGTTTTTACAGCTAAGGCTGTTTTTTATTTACTTAAGTTGCTCGAAGCAGCTTTTACAACATTAGTTCTAATTTCAATTGAAAAGCTAAGGGGTGTCAGGAAACAACATAGACGCCCTTCTTGTGGTGTCTAGTTGATATTAATCTGGCAAACAAATACCAGGTTATTGACTCTTTGTGGAGTGAGACTTACGAGTATCAATTTGCCTATTTTGGACACCCATACAAAAATGTCCAAGATCTCAAAAAAGCCCACCAGCGAAACCGAGCCGCTTTTGTGCTCAAGTATCTTGGACCTAACTTCCAGGTCCCAGTTTTTGGACCAGTGTTTAGGTACACCACAAAACCTGGTATCACTTTCAAAGATGGATCCATCTATCTCGGTGTCACCGACTTTGGGACTCAAGTCCACATCAACCCCCTACAGCTCTTTACAAAGTTTGCAATTACTTGTCCTGAACACCTCATCCACCCAGTTCAAATGGACTACCGGGTCTATCTCGAAACTGAAGGCTCAGTTGGAGAGAGAATTGTGCAGGGGGTTAGTGCCTTTGAACGATATTACCCCAGGAAGCAATTATGTGGAACTATCGTTAATGATCCCTTCACTTTTGACTGGGCAGGAAATATCCACAACTACTACTTCACCAGAAATGTACTCAGATACGGTACAAAATTGTATCAAGTTAATGGAAACAAACTTATTGAAAGGTGTTCAGGCATTGAGAGATCAGACATCTTGCCAAGAATACTTTCTGAATGCCAATTACCAATCCTTGATACCACCCCAACTCCTGCTGAACGCGATGAGGATGTCATCTGTTGCGACTTTGAGTCCCTTGACATTAGAGAGTACCCGGCTCTTGCTGAAACTAAGCCATTTCCATGGCGGCACTTCAGTCAGTTACACCTCAATGATTAAGGGGTTTGCAGATTGTTCTAGACGTGATGAAAAGTGTCTTAAGCGTCGCTTAACAAAGGAACAAAAGAGTCAGGAGGAAGGTAGCTTTGATGCTGGTAGGGTTATCACATTAGGGGGAAGGATGTACCGTTATGAGGTTATAGTCTTGAAATGCAGTGATGAGAATGATGATTTCACTGGTTATGATGACCCAATAGAACAGTTAGAATACGACCTTGAGACTGTGCCACATTGCTGGAAAGAACTTGTTGAAGGTAAGTGTCTTACCCGTGCTAAGGCAACTTGGGATCTTACAGAAGATCTTGATGTTGAGTTAGACCGTATACATATTGAGGAAGTCAAAAGTCTTCAGCGTTCAGGTGCTAGTTGGGATTTATCTAGTGTTGGTGTTGATAGTCAAGATTTAGAGGAAAGAGTCTTTTCACGTGTTTGGTTAAAACAATCTTCCAAGTACTTTGGTACAAAATTACAACAAGTGTCAGAGCTTTTTAAGAGTGAGGGTTTGGCAGAACTTGTATCAACAATGAATGGTATAAATTCAGTTAGGGTTGGTGATAAGTGGTTAAATTTTAGAGATCAAGGCAAATCATGTGTGTTTTTTGTTTATACCAATGATAACGTCTATTTGGCCACAACACGTCAAAGAGTTAGTTGTGATTACATTATTACCAAATTTAAGAGTGTTAAGTGGATTGGTAATAAACCTGATAAGTGTAAAATTACCAAAGTGTTAGCATGGTTGATTTCTGTTAATAGAGTTAAGAATAGCACCAGAGTAATTACACCAATGTTGTGTAAACAGGGTAAAATTAGTCATAAGGAGGTTGATTATTTAGATATGAGTGTTTTAGATAAATATGCAAGTTGTGCTTTTGGACCTACATGTGTACAGAAAGTTAAAAAGTTTTTATTAAGTTATTATAAGTGTGATAGTGATTTTGATTTATTAGATAATTTTTTGACACCTGTTAAATGTGGTAAAAAGAAAATGGTTTTTGAGAAGTGTTCTTGTAAAAATCACCAGTTTTATGTGGCACAGTTTGACAACCATGTTGTTTTGGGTTTGGGACGACCTAATGGCATTTTGTATCCTGAAGAAGTACCAGCTTATGCAAGAGTTTATGCCGTTGGGTTTGCCAATGATAAGCATGGTGTGGAGATTCACTACTATTCTGAGATGGATAACAACCAACTACCACAAGAATACTGCTTTGTTGCCCATGACCAACACCATCAACAGGGGGGTGAAGGTGACTATGTAAACTTTCACCCTGATGATTTTGAGGACGGTCCATTTCCTAACCTTGATTTTGATATTGATTATGATGACTTAATTTGGCCTGATGCACCAATTCCTGTACCTTCACCATATGGTTACCATCAGGGGCAACGTTTGAGAGATCTTTGTGTGGCAGATGGTGGTTTTGGTTGTGACTGCCCACGTTGTGATGGTAGTTATATTTACCACCCAGTTAGACCTCGTCATTATGAATCTTTTGAAGAAGTGGGTCCATTTTTTAAAATGTGTGAATTTAGGTTTACTTTTTCAGGCCAAATTTATAACCAGTTTTATGGGTTGGGGCCAAAAGTTCGTTTACAGGATCTGGTAAAAGCAGGTAACAAGTTGTTACAGCTGTTAATAAGGGGTCAGTTAGAAGAATTAGATTTACCATCTGAAATTTTGAATTGTTTAACATATTTGAAATTGGGTTTGAATATTCATCCATTTGTTTGGCCAGCCCCATTTTTTACTAGTAGTGGTGAGTGGGTTGATATTTTTGATGGTAATGATTTTGCGTTTGGTATAGATTTTAATAAGACAATTGGTATGATAGAGAGTGTGCAGTTTTTATGTGAAAACTTTCTTTCATTAAGTTGCCCATTGGAGAAGTTGTACCAGGATTTACATACTGATGAGGAAGTTAAACAAATGTTTTGGTCAACAACCCACATGAAATATATATATTTGGCATTAATACATAGTGAAAGGTCTTTTAAGGCTATTTTGAATAATACACAATTAAATAATTCTCAATTGGCAAAATTAATTACAATTGGAACTTTAGATGCCCCAATAGTTTCACCTTGTGCGTGTGAGGGTAATTGTGACCATGCTAAACCATATAATTGGACTGGTATATTAAATAAGGTATCTAAATATGCCACATTAAAGCAGTTGATTGGTTTGTCCTACCATGATAAAAGGTTATTGGTTTTAAAAATGACACAACGTTATTTTCAAATAGAAGAAGGATTATTTCAACCAGTTCAATTGTTAATGGCTCCATTTTATAGTTTTAATGACAATGTTGAACCAGATGAACAACCACTAACTGGGATGTTCCATCAAAACGTAATGCAAATGTTTGACACTTGTGTGATGCCTGATGTTATTACTAAACTGAAAAGAACTAGGGCTTCAGCTAATGACCTTTTTTGTATTTTGGCTGATTACTTTAGACGATCATTTGCTTACCGTTATTACCGTGTTGCCGAATTTTCAGATCTTGAAAAGACTCAAGTTTTTACAGATTTAACATCAGCATTGTCTGGTGGAACAAGTAAAATTGGTGCCTATGCTGTGTGTAGAATGGTGGAACCTAGAAGTGTAGCTACAACTTGTGAAAAGTCCATGTTCCCACCTGAAGTTGTACGAGCCATACGGGGTTATTTACCAGTTAGTTTTAATACAGGTGTTATGAATTATATAGATGAAAATTGTGATTTTGATTATTGTAATTTAGAGTTTTGTATTAGTGGTAAAGGTTTAACTAAGTTGAGTCAGAGTGGTTTAATAGAGTGTAAGACTAATTTATTTGTTGTTAGATTTAATACTGTACCTTTATTGTATGTAACCAGTAAACCTATATGCTTGAGTGAGTTTAGTTTAGAAGCTTCAGTGTCCTTGTTAGGTGATTTTAATGTGAATGTAGATATTGTTCCAGGTGCTACACTTTTTGGCTTATACTTTACTAATGGAAAGGCATGTCAAGATGTTTGGGAGACATTACCACGATTTGGACTTGGTTGTTTGTCAACTCCAAAGTTACATCCTAAATTTAAGCCATTTGATAATTTAGCTGAAGTTTGTTTTTTCAAACAAAAGGTTAAACTTGTTTCACTTGTTAATAATTTTACACCAGTTGAAATAGTTAAGCCAGAAGTTCCAAAAACTGTTATAGTGGATTTACTACCATATTATGGCTCAGTTGGGTTCCAAGGTTTTGTTGCACCTAAGTGTGTTCTACCTGGAACTTTAGCAACTCATTATTGTAAGTTGAATAATCAATTGGATAAGTGTGTTCAGGTTACAAAGTTGGCTGTTGCTCATGCATTTTATTTTAAACCCTCAAACATGGGTTCATTATTTCATTTAGATCCAATGTATGGTAAAAGCTATGGTAAACCAGCTGTAGTTCAATTTGAGCCTGTGGGACTTATAAAGGAGGTAAATGTACTTGTTTACCAATTTCGTGAACATGTTGCAATACATTACTTTCCTGAATGCCCCACCTATGTAGCTGATGGTCATTACCCAAGTAAGTTTGTTGGAATATGGCTGGGCTACTTACCATCTGTAGAGGAGTGTAAAATTGCACAACATAATCGGTCAGTTTATGTGCCTGCCTGCTTCAGACTTTCACGGACTGGTGGTTACCACATTCAGCAGAATGAAGATTTTGAAAGGAGTAGTATAACTGTGACTTACCGTTATGCTAAGAATTTTGAGACGAAATCTTTGACACCTATGTTTCAAATGTTTAGTAAAATTTTTGGTAAGTCAAAACAAGAAATAATGTGTGCATTAAATTCTCTAACACCTGAAGCAAGTAAAGTTTTAACTCTTTTTTGCAACGAATTTGACCCAGCATACACAGTACAAACTTTGTCTGATGAGGTTGCATTTGAAACATCTGCCAGTCCCGAGTTAGTGGCATGTGCTTTAGCTTATATTATTGGTTATGAACTTTGTTTAACCGTAAAAACTGGTGGAAGTTGTGAAAGTTTAGACATTGGTTCAAGTTTGGAACAAGTTTATATTGATTATGATACATGTGAAAATAGTTGGAAGTTATCAACAGATTTGCAGGATGATGATTCTGAGGATTTGGACCTACCATTTGATCAATACCATGAATTTAAGCTTGGTAAAGCATCAGTTGTTTTAGTTAAAGATGATTTTAAGAGTGTTTATGATTTTTTAAAGAATGAACAAGGTATAGATTATGTTGTAAACCCAGCTAATAGCCAGCTTAAACATGGAGGAGGCATTGCTAAAATTATATCCTGTATGTGTGGTCCTAAATTAACAAATTGGTCAAATGGTTATATAAAACAGCATAAAAAATTAGATGTTACTTGTGCTGTTAGATCACCTGGTTTTCAGCTAGGGAAAAATGTTCAGGTTATACATGTTGTAGGTCCTAAAAATGGTGATGTAGATGTTCAAGGAAAACTTAATAGTTCTTGGAGAAGTGTGTTTCAAAATATTAAAGCTGATTCTACTGTTCTTACATCTATGTTGTCTACAGGTATTTTTGGTTGTTCTGTTGTAAGTTCAGTTAGTACTTTATTAGACAATTTGCTATTTTTAGAAAAGGATGTAGTAGTTTTTGTAGTTACAAATGATTTAAATCAGTATAAAGAAGCATTGAGTGTTATAGAGGGATATCAAGATTTTCATGGAATTCCCAATTTTGGAAACACCTGTTGGTTTAATGCCATTTACCAGCTTTTAAAGAGTTTTGCCACAAAGGAACAGCTTGTACAGGATTTAGTTAATTGTTTTGATGACTTCTATGACTGCCCAACTAAGCAATGTGTTGAGTGGGTATGTGAACAACTGGGTGTTAAGTTTGGAGAACAACATGATGCTGTAGAGATGTTATGTAAGATTTTTGATGTGTTTAAATGTGATGTAAGAGTTGGTTACGATTGTTTATCACGCTTACAGCATGTTCAACTGGGCACCTGTAAGAACATCCCAGCTGAAGCTGTCCTTATGTTTAGTGGCCAAGATAAAAGTGGACATTGGACTGCTGCACGAAAATTAAATGGTGAGTGGTTTGTTTTTGATGATAAGTTAGTTATTAAAAAAGATCCAGATTGGTCTAAGGTTGTATTGGTTTTGAGAGACCGTGGCCTTTACAGAGCAAGTGACTTTGAAACACCTCGGCCAAGACGTCGCCGTGTTGCACATCGAGTTCCTCGTGACACTTTATCTCAGGATGCTATAGTCTTTACTGAGGAAAAACGGTTTGCTTCCGGTACAGTCTTGGTAGACACTTGTCTTGAGAGTGTTGAGAGTTTTGATTTAGAGGGTAGTCATGTTAGTTTTGTAGAAAGTGTTGACGATTGTTTTTCAGATTGTGACCAGGTTAGTTCTGTTAAGAGTGTGCAAGATGACTTAGAACAAAGTTGTGATGATAAGACTGATATTGAAGATGAAAAGATAGTTGTGGTAGAGGATGTTAGTGAAGATGTTACAGAAGAATCACCACTACAACAACCTACACAGCAGCAAAATGTTGTTAATGATGTAGATTTTGAACAGGTGCAGCAGCAAAATGAACTTGAGGTTTTACCGTCCATTTTTATATCTGATTTTAAGCTTTCATTTGAAAAGAGGTTAGAACCAATAGTAAAACAAGATAATTTTGAAGATATAGAGCTTCAGGATATGGCTAATATTGAACAATCCATGCCGTGCAAAGCGATGAATTGGAAAGATGTATTTTTTCAACAATACATAGGTTTTAAATCTGATTTTGTGAGTTTAGCAAATGTTAGTAAATTTCAAGTTGTATTATATGCATTAAGTTTGTGGTTATTTTTGGTTTATTGTTTTGCTGATTTTTCATTATTAGGTAAGTTTTGTTTGTATGTTGTGTTGCTATGGTTTAGTCATGTGTTAGTAACTGCTAGAAAAGTTGATTTAAGTGTGATAAGTTTAGGTAGTGAGAGTTATGTACTTAGAGTTTTGAGTAGTGTTAAAGTACCAAATTTTATTGTAGTTAATTGTGATGGTATTCAATGGTTAATTTTAAAGTTGTTGTATTATAGTTTTTATTTTTATGATTTTGTAGTAAAGGTTGTTGTTATAATATTTCAAATGCCCCAATTACGGTGTTTTACGTGGCCCTTGCTTAGGTTGGGTTTTGTAGATACGTTCCTTAGTCATCACATCCTTGCATTTTCTAACAAACAGGTTAGTCAATCATGCCTACCTGTTTATGGTGATGACCGTAGATATATTTATGTCCCCAGCTGGTGTAAGGAGTCCTTTAACACTCTTTTACAACGTGCCAAACAGTTAACAGCAATGGGTTATTCCAAGACTTTAGACAACTGGTACTATCAGTGCTGTTCTAAAACCACCAAACCAAGTTCATGTTTTAATGTTAGAGATTTTGTGTTTGATGATGATTGTAGTAGTCATAAACAATATGGCTTCCTGTCCTCTTTGTTTGTTTATATAGTATTTTATACTGGTTTTGTTACTTTTTGGCTACCTCTTTTGTTTTTTTATTGTGCCTTGTTTATGTGTACTTTTAAAAATTTACCTGTTGATACAACAAAACCTATTAAATGGACAGTTTTGCAACAGGTGGTGGATGATTTGGTTTCTATTATAACTAAACCACTTTTTGGGAGACCTGCTTGTCCACCACTTAGTGCTTATTTGACAGCCACAACTGCAGAAGAAGCTGTACGTTCATCAAGGTCACTTTTTGGTAGATTTTGCACACCTGTCGGATTTCAGCAACCGATTATGAATGTAGTAAATGGTGTTTCTGTCTCTAGTTTGGGTTTTATTAACCCACTTATGTGGCCTTTGTTTGTTGTAGTTTTGCTTGATAATAGATTTGTTTGGTTTTTTAATGTTTTGAGTTATATTATGTTACCCATTTTTGTTGTTGTACTTTTTTATTTTTATTTGAGAAAAATTTGTGGTTGTGTGAATATAAAGGGTGTAACAAAGAATTGTACTAAGCACTTTCAAAATTTTTCAAAACCTTTGGTAGCAGCAGGTGTGCATGGTAATAGAACAAATTTTACATACCAACCTATGCAGGAACATTGGTGTGACCGCCATTCTTGGTATTGTCCTAAGGAAGAACATTATATGACACCAGAGATGGCGATGTATATTAAGAATTATTACAACTTAGCAACAGCACCTACAGCAGATACTACATGGTGTGATTATGTTAAAACTACACCTACTATGACTTGGGCAAATTTTAAATTTTCATTGTTTAAACCTAATGAAACAGTTATGTGTGGTCCATCATCACATGCAGATGCTATGCTGTTGTCTTGGTATGCATTCCTACATGGTGTTAGATTTACACTGAATCCATCGGTCATTGATATACCAACACCTGTTCAGCCCATTTATGTTTCTTCAGATAGTGATGATTCATTAGATAGAGTTTGTGATGTTAATTTAAGACCAACTAAGAGTAAGGGTAAATTTAAGAAGCAGTCTATCGCTTACTTTTCATCTGGACCAGTTGACCTGTGGTATTATGTTACACTCGTTATATCTTTGGGTGCAATTTTTGTATTTATGTACAGCTGTCTTATGGTTGGGCAGTATGTTGTTATGCCTAAGGATAAATTTTTTGGTGTCAATCCCACAGGTTATTCTTATGTTAATGCACAACCTTATTTACATGCAAACCCACCTGTTTTGCGGAATAGTGATGGTATGGTATTGGCAACACCGTTGAAAGTTCCATCCATTTCTTATTCTGTTTATAGGTTGTTGAGTGGTCATCTTTATTTTACAAAGCTTATTGTTGATGAAAATGAGTGTACACCACCTTTTGGCGCTGCTAGATTGTCACATGAATTTACCTGTAATGATTTTACATATGTTTTGCCAGCACATTTACGTGTTTTAAATCGTTATATTATGCTGATACATCCAGACCAACTTCACATGCTTCCTTTTGAGGTTGAACATTCAACACATACAAGACTTTGCTATGTGACAGGAACTAATGTTGTGGAGTGTTTGCCAACATTTGAGATTGTTTCACCATATGTTTTTGTGGTTATAGTGGCTATTTTTACTATATTGTTTTTATTCTTACTTAGAATGTATATAGTGATGTATAGTTATTTTAAAGTTTTTACATATGTTGTATTTAAGTTGTTGTTTGTTAATACAATTATGGTGTTGTTTGTTGTTTGTTTACCTCCTTTAGTTCCTGGTGTAATATTTGTTTTGGCACTTTGGTTATGTGATAGTGTTGTGTTTTTATTGTATTTGGCAATTTTGAGTTTGTTTATTTTACCCTGGTTTTATGTAATGGTTTTTATTTTAATGGTTGGTGGTTTTTCCTTTTGGTGGATGATGAAGTCTTCTGATGTAGTACATTTGACACCTGATGGATTAGCATTTAATGGTACTTTTGAACAAATTTCTAAGTGTGTTTTTCCCTTAAATCCTTTAATTGTAAACCGGTTGCTTTTAGATTGCCAAATGTCCCATGCAGATCTTGTTGAGAAATCTAAACTTAAAACAACTGAAGGTAAATTGGCAACTGAGATGATGAAAGTTTTTATGACAGGTGATACTGCTTATTATCAGCCATCGAATTTTAGTTTTCAGAGTGTTTTTTCAAAGGTTACATCACCATTTACTATTCATGCAAAGCCACCAATGCCAATGTTTAGATTGTATGTACACTTTAATGGACAGTGTGTTGGGACTACTTGTACAGGTACAGGTTTTGCAATAGATGATGTTACAATTGTCACGGCAAGGCATCTTTTTGAGCGTGACGATTTGAAACCAACACATTTGTCTGTTGAACTTGCAGGTAAGTCATTTTGGTGTACATGGAAAGAGCCACGTGTTGAATCTTGGAAGTTTGAGGGTGAGAATGCTTATATTTTAGTGGAAAATTTGAGAGATTTTTATGGTCAGGACTTTAAGTATTTACCTTTTAGCAAAATAGAGGATGATTTTTATAAACGCATGGAACCTGCAACCATCTATTCCATCAAGTATGGTAGTGAATTTGCCACACAGGCATGGCAAGCAGTTAATGGTCATTTTGTTTGTTCAAATACTGAGGGTGGCGATTCTGGTGCTCCTTTGGTTTGGCATGATACTATTATTGGTGTACATCAAGGTATTTGTGATAGTTTTAAGACTACCTTAGTATCAGATAATTCTGGTAAAATGATGACAGAAGTTAAGGGCCACCATGTTGATCCACCCATTTATTATAAGCCTGTTATAATATCAGCTGCTTATAACAAGTTTGTAGCTGATAGTGATGTTAATGTTGGTGAGTGTACAAACTACCATAATTTTGGAGATGATGACTTTTTACCTATGCATGATGAATTGGAAAAAGTTTCATTTGGTGATAAAATGCGTAGGTATTGTCAAGGTTTACCAAAATATTTAGAACCCCTTCATTATTTTCATGTACCATCCTTTTGGCAGCCATTTAAAAAGCAATCTATTTCTACTAATGTTTCATGGGTTGTAGAGAATTTGCATTTTATTTTTAGTTTGTATTTTCTTGTTTGTGATTTTGTAGCTTATTGGTGGCTTGATGATCCATTTAGTGTAGTTTTGCCTTTATTTTTTATCGTGCAGCTTTTGAGTACTGTGGTTTTGAAGAATGTTTTGTTTTGGAATACTAGTTATTTAGTTACATTAGCTGTTACATTTTATGTTCATTCAGAAGTAGCTGAGTCTATGTATCTTTTGGGTTTTTTTTCAGATCAAATTGTTAATCGCATTGGTCTTATTTTAGTTGTTTCTGTTATGTGCTTGTTTGTTGTAGTACGTGTGGTTGTAAATGTTAAACGTGCAATTTTTGTTGTTATTGTTAGCATTTTATTAATTTGTGTTAATGTAATGGTAGGAGTTGTACAATTTAGCAGTTTTGTAACATTAGTTATGTTTGATCTTTATGCTGTTTTTACTGCTTTGTTAACACCTCAGCCTGTTGTAGCTATTATGATGCTTATTTTGTTTGATACTAAATGTTTAATGTCCTTTGCGTTTGTTGTTATTGTTTTGAGTTTTAGGTTTTTTAGAGATTATAGGTTTGTTAAAGTTTTGCATAATTTTTGTAATTTTGATTTTGTCTTGACACAGTTGTCCCTATTTCGTTATCGCCATCACAATCAAGGCAATAACCCTTCTCATTATGAGGCACTGTGGCTGTTTTTGAAGGAAATTTATTATGGTGTGCAGGATGTTAAATATGAGGTTTTTTCACCACAGGCAGGAACCTATAATGTTAAATTTTTGACAGATATGACTGAGCAGGACCAATTAGAAGCTGTTGAACAAGTTCAACGACGTCTTCAGCGTTTTAGCATTGTTCAAGATAAACATTCACAAAGGTTGGTACTTTATTCAAAAAATGTTGAGTTTCTTAGAGCACAAATACAGCAACAACGTGCATTGGGAGCTAACCCTTTTATAATAACCACTTTAACAGCAAAAGATATTGCAATTGATAATGTTGAAGTTCACAATCCATCTCAATTTAAACCTGAAGATATGCAAGCTCATATGTGGTTTTATTCAAAGTCTCCAGTTTTTTTTGGACAAGTTCCAATGCCCACGAATGTGCAGACAGCCGCTGTGTTGGATACCACATACAATTGTCAAGATTTAACAGCTGATGAGAAAAATAATGTTGCTGCAACTTTACAAATACAAAATGCAGCTTTGACTTTGTCACTTTTTGATGAGTGTAGACAATTCCTTGAAAATGAAATAGGTGATGTTCCAGCAATTATGTGGCAGTCCGATGATGTGGCTGATGTTAAGCAGCTTGAGGCTCAGATTGAGAAGTTGCGTGTTGTTTTAGATGGTATGCGGTTAGGTACAAGTGAATACAAGGCAACGCGCAAACAGATTAATATATTACAGAGCCAGTTGGATAAAGCCCTTGCATTTGAGAGAAAATTAGCTAGATTTTTAGAGAAGGTTGATCAACAACAGGCAATAACAAATGAGACCCAAAAACAATTATCTGCATTTAAGAATTTGGTTAAACAGGTTTATGAAAGTTATATGGCATCTTTGAAGGTTAAAATTGTTGAGTCTAATGATGCCTCTTGTTTGCTTACATCTACAGAATTACCTAGAAAGTTAGTTTTAATGAGACCTGTTACTGGTATAGATGATATTAAAATAGTTGAAAAAGCAAATGGGTGTGAAATTACAGCTTTTGGTACAACATATACAACAGGACCAGGTAGTAATTTGGCAGGTCTTGCCTATTCTTCAACACAACCATTGTCAGCTTATCCTTTTATATTTAATTTAGAAGGTGTGTTTAAACAACAAGCAAATATAGGTTATAAAACAGTTGAGTGTAATATGTCATCAACCAATGGTACTGTATTATATAAGGGTAAAATTGTGGCTGTACCTTCAGATGATGAGCCTGATTTTATTGTTTGTGGTAAGGGCTATAAGCTTGATTGTGGTGTTAACGTCCTTTTAATACCATCTATAGTCCGCTATATTACCATAAATTTGACAGACCAATTACAAAAACAGTCTCTTAAGCCAAGGCGCCGGTTGCGTTATCAAGGCGTCAGGTTGGGTGGTGTAAATCTCGGAGAGCATCAGGCTTTTTCCAATGAATTAGTATCAACAGTAGGTTTTACAACATGGGTTTCGTCTACCATTTGTAGTGATAAATCCCATAAACACCCCTGGTTTGTGCAAGTTCCTATTAATGAGAAAGACCCTGAATGGTTTATCCATAATACATTACTAAAAGATAACCAGTGGGTTTTAGATGTTAAGCCTACACATTGGATGGTTAATGCAGACACAGATGAACAACTTTTTGCCCTATCATTGAGTGATGATGATTATATTAAGGCAGAGTCCATATTGTCTAAATGGTCACCTATAACACAAGACGTTGAGTGTTGGTTTAAGGATTTGAAAGGTTATTATATAGTTAGTGGCTTGCAACCCTTATGGCCTGTTTGTCCTAAGAAAATTTGTAATTTGAAGATTGTGCCAATTTACCAACCACAGTCTGTTAGGTATGCAGATCAACCAACCCATTTTTTTTCTATGCCAGTTGTACATAAAAATTTTTTAAATGCATTTTATGAGTTACAAGAAGGTTTTCCTGGTAAAAAACAGGTGGCTCCACATGTGAGTTTGACAATGCTTAGTTTGACTGATGAAGAAGTTATTAAAGTTGAAAATATCTTGGATGAATTAGAGTTACCAACAACTTATATTACAATTACGAATCCACACATGATGGGTAGACATTATGTGTGTGAGGTGGAAGGTCTACAGAGTTTGCATGACGAGGTAGTTTCAGTTTTGAGACAACACGGTATTGCTTGTGATCAGTCAAGATTGTGGAAGCCTCATTTAACAATAGGTGAAGTTGTAGATGGTAGTAATTTTAGTGATTTTGGAGATTTTGCTATGACGTGTAAAGTTGAGGATTTAGATTTTGTAAAGTTAGGTGCCCCAAAAGCAAATGCTAGATATGAATTTATTGCAACACTTCCTGTTGGTGATTTAAACTGTTAAGAGATGTCTGGAGCGCCTGCAGACATCTCTGTTTTCAAAATGGCGCGTATCAGTCTTCCCGTTCTAAACATTATATAGATTTGGCAACAGAATATAATGCAGGTATTGTAAAGGTTAATAAGTCAAATACACATTCAGTTGAATTTGTTGGTAAAAGATATATGATAAAACGTGTTAAAGACCAACATGAATTTGCATTGTCAAGAACATCCTTTTTACCTTCCATTATACCACACCATATGGTTAGTTATAATAATGAGTGGTTTTTAGTACGTGGACCAACAACTCAATGGAGTTTGGGTGACTTGGTCTATGCCATTTGGTTGGGTGACCAGGATTATCTTGCTGAGTGTGGTTTTGTTTTTAATCCATCTAGAGATGAGTTTTTTGAAGATGCAAAACAAAGATCTCATTTGGCATTTTTGCTAGAACCTGCAATTTTGAGTTTTTGTGATATTTTTAGTTATATTAAGAAATTTGGCTTACCCTATAAGTTGACTTTAGATAATATGGATTTGTGTGGAAATTTATATGATTTTGGAGATTACCCTTGTCCAAATGTTGTAGATAATCAGTCTGCCTTGTTTGTTTTAGCTGAAGTTTGGTCTATGACACGTAAGCCTTTTCCACCTAAGTTTGCTCAAGTGTTGGCTTGCGAGATGCAAGTTCCAGATGATTTTCAACTTCATTTTCAGAATACATTACTCTCGGGTAAGTATTTTGACAAGGCTATGTGTCTTAATAATGTTAGACCATTTTTACAAGATCCTGCAAATTTAACGACAACACCATTTTTTTCACAACATAGTGGTGTTTGGTCACATTTTTATAATCCTATTTATGGTTTAGTTGAAGTTGATTTGGATGAATTTTCAAATTTACCTGAAGTTTTACAACAACTTATAACAGTTCAGGATCCTATTGCAAATAATATGCTGCCTGCTATATCAATTGGTGATGGTGTTTTTTCTGCAAATGTTCCACCAGTTTTACCAGCCAAACAAAAGGTTCCTTTGTATGATGTTGGTTTGTGTCAGGATTTAACTGATGCAGGTATTGATTGTGGAGAGGCATTTAATTATTTTTATTATTTGTCTAATCCTGCAGGAGCTTTGGCTGATGTTTGTTATTATGATTATCAGGGCACTGGGTTTTATTCACCTAAATTGCTTGCTGGTGTTTATGATTTTATGAAGAGAGTAACGGAGTGTTATCAAACAAATGAAAGGTTTACCTATGAGCAAGCAAAGCCCAGAAAATCATCTATGGGTGTTAACATTAGTGGTTATCAACAAGATGCAGTATACAGAGCACTTGGTCCTGAAAATATAATGAAGTTGTTTGAGTATGCACAGAAAGCACCATTACCTTTTTGTACTAAAATTATTACAAAGTTTGCCTTATCAGCAAAAGCTAGAGCCAGAACGGTTTCATCTTGTTCATTTATTGCATCTACAATTTTTAGATTTGCCCATAAGCCTGTAACATCAAAAATGGTTGAAGCAGCTCAAAATTCACAAGGTTTTTGTCTTATAGGAGTTTCTAAATATGGTTTGAAGTTTTCTAAATTTCTTAAAGATAAATATGGCTCAATTGAACAATTTGATGTTTTTGGGAGTGATTATACAAAGTGTGATAGAACGTTTCCCCTCTCTTTTAGAGCCTTGACCGCCGCCCTACTCTATGAACTTGGAGGTTGGGAGGAGGAGTCTTGGTTATATTTGAATGAGGTTAATTCCTATATGCTAGATACCATGATTTGTGATGGTATGTTATTAAATAAACCAGGAGGTACATCATCTGGTGATGCAACTACCGCCCATTCAAATACGTTTTATAATTATATGGTGCACTATGTTGTGGCATTTAAAACAATTTTGTCAGATCTTACAGAAAGCAATCGTGTTATGAGAGTAACAGCACATAATGCCTATACAACCGGCAATTATGATGTTTTTAATACCTTATTAGAGGAACAGTTTCAGACAAATTATTTTTTGAATTTTTTGTCTGACGATTCATTTATTTTTTCAGAACCTGGTGCACTTAAAATTTTTACATGTGAGAATTTTTCAAACAAACTTCAGACCATTTTACATACTAAAGTTGACCAAACAAAATCTTGGTCAGCTAGTGGCCACATTGAAGAATTTTGTTCTGCACATATAATTAAAACAGATGGGGAGTATCATTTTTTACCATCACGTGGCCGCTTGCTGGCATCCCTTCTTATTTTAGATAAGCTGTCTGATGTAGATATTTACTATATGAGGTTTGTTGCTATTCTTTGTGAGGCAGCTGTTTATTCTAGATATCAACCAGAATTTTTTAATGGTTTATTTCAGGTGTTTTTAGATAAAGTTCAGCAGTTTAGAAGGGACTACTGTTGTGATCCATGTCCACCCCAACTTTTGGATAGATCTTTTTATGAAAATTTGGTTTTTACATCTAATACTGAAGTTGGTGTGGTTGATTGCTATTTGGAAAATTTTAAATTACAGTGTGAATTTGAACAACAGTCTAGTTTAGATAAAGTTTGTTTTTGCTGCCCCAACCCTGCAGTTTCTGTGTGTTGTGAGTGTTATGTACCTTTACCATTGTGTGCTTATTGTTATTATGTACATGTAATTATTAGTGGTCATAGTAAAATAGAGGATAAGTTTAGATGTCCATGTGGAAATGATGATATAAGGGATTTATTTATAGTTTTGAATGATAGTATTTGTATATACCAGTGTAAAAATTGTGTTGGTAGTGATAGATTAAGACTTAGTTTGTTAAGTGATAGTGATCAAATTGTTAGATTGCCAGGTTTTAGAGCTAATTCAGCATCCATAGCAAAAAATGGTGTTGCACAGCTTTTGACATCAGTTGATAATGTGGATATTTCTTTAGATTGGAACCATCAAGAAACTGTGTTACAAAATGTTGCTAGAATTGTTTATCATTCTGCAAACATGACACAGATGTCAATTGAGGTTGTTTATGTTAACTTCAACCTCATACGTAATGATGGTTCATCTGCTGTGCTTGATATTCCAAATTTTAAGTGTCCTGATACATCTTATTGTTTATTTTATAAGCCTGGCAAAACAGGAAGTTTAAAATTTACAGGCAAAGGAACATTAACATCATGTTATGATAATAAGAATTTAACTTGGTTCAAGGCTACATGTCCAGATTTTTCACAACCATGGCGACAAGCTACATGTTTTGTGATTCAACAACATGATGCAGTTTATCCACCATTGAAGTCTACACAGTATGATAATGTAACATTTGTTATGGGACCACCTGGTACAGGCAAGACAACATTTGTTTATAACAACTATCTTTCTAAGGCATCACCCTCCAATAGGTTTGTTTATTGTGCCCCAACACACCGTCTTGTAGGTGATATGGATGAGAAGGTTGATGGTGCTGTTGTTGTTTCGGCATATAATGATCGCACATATCGCAATCCTATTTGGAAGAAAGATGATTCATATGATATTTTGCTGTGTACACATAACACCTTGCCGTTTATAAAAAGTGCTGTTTTGATAGTTGATGAAGTTTCACTTATACCACCACATGTTATGGTAAAAATTTTATCAATGGGCTTTAAAAAAGTTGTTTTGTTAGGTGACCCCTTTCAGTTGAGTCCCGTTTATAAAAATCATAAAGTGCATTTTAAGTATGATACTTTTTATTTGTTACAATTAGCAACTCAAAAACGTTATCTTACTGCATGTTATCGCTGTCCACCCCAAATTTTAAGTGCATTTTCAAAGCCATATTGTGATGTTGGTGTTGATTTGGTTTCATTTAATAGTAAGCCTGGTAAATTTGATATTATTGTTAGCAAACAACTTGCAAATTTACAAGACTTTAGTGTTTTGTCTGTTTTGGCAAAAGACTATCCAGGCTATACAATTCTTGTAAATTATAGGGCAGCTGTTGATTATGCTATGCAAAATGGTTTAGGTGATGTTACTACTATAGATTCTTCCCAAGGAACAACAGCAGCAAATCATTTGCTTGTGTTGTTTGGTGCATCTAATTTTTCTAAGACTATAAACCGTGTTATTGTTGGTTGTTCCAGGTCAACGACCCATTTAGTTGTTGTTTGTTGTCCAGAGCTTTATAAACATTTTCAACCCATTTTTAATTGGCCAGAACCTGTATATAGGTATTTTGGTATGGAGAAGCAGTCAGATTTTAATATAATACCTGAAGTGTCATCACTAGTATTTTGTGATATAGAGTTTTGGCATTATAAAGCAGATCCTAATTTAAAAACACGTACAGTTTACCCTGGACAAATTGCAGTTGTAACATCTCAAACTTTACAACTTTATTTGGGTGTGTTTGATGACACTGGTTACAAATCAGCATTACGCGGTTTGCCTAAGGATGTTTTTGTCCCACCAAATTGGGTTTGGATGCGCAAACATTATCCATCATATGAACAACATGCATATAATATGCAGCGCTTATTTAAGTTTATAATTGATACAACATGTGGTCAGCCTTGTTTTATTTTGTATAGTTGTAGTAATGATTTGAAGAGTTTAAAGTTTTATGTAGAGTTTGATACTAATTATTTTTGTGATTGTGGTGATTTAGCCATTTGCCTTATGCGCGATGGTTTATATAAGTGTAGAAATTGTTTTGATAATATGCTAGTTAGTAAGTTAGTAAATTGTAAATATTTAGATGTTCAGAAAGAGAGAGTTAAATTACAAGATGCACATGATGCTATTTGCCAACAGTTTCATGGTGATTCACATGAGGCATTATGTGATGCAGTTATGACAAAATGTTTATATCTTACAAGCTATCAGGCTGCATTTAAAGATACATTACATGTTAAGTATAAAGATCTTTGCCTCGAGATACAATATAAGATAACTAGTCCATATGTGCGATATGATGGCGTTAACAAACGCTATTTGTATCGTGATCATGGGGCTATGTATTATTTTAGAACACCTCGATCACCAATGCAGAATGTGTATAAATATGAAGTTGGTGCTCATGCTGAATATTGTATAAATATTTGTAATAGCTATGAAGGTTGTCAGTCTTTTGGTAAAACATGTACAAAGTGTATACATATTCATTGTGTAGTTGAACAATTTTTAGCAGATGATAGGTTTAAAGATTTTATTTTAGTTTCTGTTGTAAAGTCAGATTATATAGAGCAGTCATTATCACCTGCAGCCAGGGCACTGATGTTAACTGTTACTAGGGTAGAAGGAAAAAATTTTTATACTTTAAATGGTCAGCGCTATGACTTGTATGACTACGATCTTAGCCAGTCTGTTATGCGCGTTGTTGGTGCTAGTGTTAAACCTCTTCCCTTGTATTCAGTTGTTGTTGGTCTTGGCATAAATTGTACTGTGGGCTGTGTTTTACCAAATGTTCCTATGAAGTTGAAGGACGATTTACTTGTTACGGATGTACCACTTTCTACTGTTAAATTAGATTTACCAACTTGGTACTATATAACATGGCCTACCTTGAGCAACAAAACATCGCGCTGGAAGTTTGCTGGTGCTCAAGTTTATGATTGTTCTGTACATATTTATGTTGAGGCAACAGGTGAACAGCCCCTTTATTATTTACAGCTTGGCAACGGCGATAATCTTCGTGAGTTGCCTGATACATTATTTTCAACTGGAAGATTGTATAATTTGGAACATGACCCATCTTTAAATTTTAATGTTCATCAGTTACCAGTTGAGACTATACCAAAAAATAAACATGTGTTTGCAGGTGATTTTACTGAAGTTGGCACTGATATTGGTGGTGTACATCATGTTGTTGCATTGAATGGTTACAAGGGTACTATAATTCCCAATTATGTTAAACCAATAGGGACTGGCCTTATTAACGTTGGTAAGGCAGTTAAAAGAACGACCCTTGTGGATGTTTGTGCCAACCAGTTGTATGAGAAAGTTAAACAGCAATTAGTAGATGTTAAAGTTAGTAAGGTAATTTTTGTAAATATAGATTTTCAGGAAGTACAATTTATGGTTTTTGCTAAAAGTGATGATGATATACAAACATTTTATCCCCAAAAGGATTTTATAAGGTCGTATTATGAGTGGCCTCAGATATTACCAGCTTTGGAGTCACATTACGACCTCAAGAATTATGGTCAAGATCCACTGTTTATGCCTCAACCAGTGAACTTTTCAAAGTACACCCAAATATGCACATTTATTCAAGATCATGTAAAGGTTGCACGCAACTCTTTAATTTGGCATTTGGGTGCTGCTGGTGTTGATGGTTGTTCTCCAGGGGATATTGTTTTGTCATCTTTTTTTAAAGATTGTTTAGTTTATAGTTGGGATATTAAAGATTATGATACTTTGTTAGAAAAGCATAGTTATGATTGTAAGTTTAGGCCAAATTTAATAGTTAGTGATATTTATAATGTTAGTAGTAATGTAACAGAAGTTTTAGAAGATTGTGTTAATAGGTTAGCATTGGGTGGCACTATTGTTTTTAAGACAACAGAAAGTTCAAGACCAGATATACAGCTTAGTGAAATATCTAAATATTTTGCAGGAATTCAATTTTTTTCAACAGGAGTTAATACCTCTTCTTCAGAGGTTTTTGTTGTCTTGAAATATAAGCTCTTTTCCGAACCACTTGGAGAGGAGTTGTGTTCACCCAATATTTTAAGACGAATTGCTGCATATAGAAATAAGTTATGTATAGTTCCTAATTTTAAAATTTTTAGTACTAGTTTAAGTTATAAGTTTAGTGGTGTTAAGTTTGTTCAAAAATGTTTTTATTGTTCTGTGCCACGTCAATTTTGTGCTTCTGGATTAGTTCAGGAGGTACCTATGTTGTGTCAAATGAATCATTAATTGTAAGTGAGCCAGTATCTTATCCCTTTTCTTTAGCTGTTCTTCGTTCTTTTACACAGCATGTTACAGGCAGGTTTAGGAGAGATGTTGTTGAACAGGTTTGGGATTTTGCTTACCAAATATCTACCAACCGGATAAGTGTTAATGGATGGGATGTTGTTTTTAAGTCACCTTTTACTCTTAGTTATTCCAATGGTATGTTAAACACATCTGTTTTGTTATATGATGCGTATATGAAGTCATCAATTTCAAAATTTAGTTATACAGTTACAGCTTACACAGGACAACGCCCATATCTTAACACTCAGGTAAACGATTTAGCTAATGGCGGTTATACTGGTTGGTCTGATAGTGTTAGAGTTGATAACTGTGGTAATTATGCATGTCATCCTGGAGGTAAGCCTGGGTGTTCTATTGGTCAACCTAGAATGTTACAAGGTGTTTGTACAAGAATTTTGCCTACCACCCAGTCACCTGGTGTACAATTTTTAGGTATTAATTATCAACTAACCCCTTATACTGATTATGTTTTATCTATGCCATTAACACAATCTGGTTACTGCCATAATAGTCCAGTTTATGTTCAGTGTGGTGCTTGGACACCATATCGTTTGCACTCTTTTGGGTGTGATAGGGTTGGTTGTAATTATAATTTAACAACGGATTGGGTTGTTGGCTTTAAGTCAAAAATATCACCTGTTACTTTGCCTCAAGAACTTCGGTTGCCAATAGCTCAGAAAGTTTCTAGGAGGTTGGGTGTTAATGTACCTGATTATTTTTGGTTGGTTAAGCAATCTTATTATTATTTAGCACATTCCATTAAGTCTCCTAATTATTCTTTGTTTGCTGCACTGCTTAATTCTATTTTTCAACAGTCTCGTTTTTTGACTGATTTGTGTTATTCACAACCTTTTTTTCAAGTTCAGCAGTGCTATGATAATGCTTTATATTTACCTGATGCTGTTTTTACAACTTTATTTTCAACACTTTTTCAATGGGACTATCAGGTTAAGTTTCCAGATAGTAGTGGTTTACAGGTTAATGAAACTTTTTTACAAGTACCATCATATGAATATGTTGGACAAACTGTTTCACAGGGCCAGATTTTAAATTTGTTTAAAGATGCAATGGTATTTTTGGATTTTTTTGATACAAAATTTTATAGAGTTAATGATGGCCCTGGTGGTGATGTTTTTGTTGTTGTTGTTAAGCAAATGGAAGAGATAAAGTATAGTGATTTTAAGGTTAAGTTAGTTAATGGGTTTTTACAGGTTAGCTGCAAAGATGTTGTTAATGCAACACTTAAGCCACATGATTCACAGGTTATATTGCTAGCTAGGCATATGTCAATGTGGTCTGTTGCAGCAGCCAATTCAACAACAATTTATTGTCCAATTTATACACTTACTCGTTTTGGAAAACTTGACATTTCATCTTCTTGGTTTTTTCATACTTTAGCTAGACCATCTGGTCCTCTTAAAGAGATTTCTATGCCCATTTTATCAACAGCAGCTGCAGGTGTTTATATGTATGCTATGCCTGAACATTGGCTTCCTTTTTTACAACAGTTGCAACAAGTATATCAACCAAGTCTTTTTAGTTTGGGTATTAATATGACACCTGCCAATTCAACACAACTTCAGGCATATGTTCAAACTTATACAGCTTGGTACTTGTCCATTATATATACTAAGCTTCCTGAGGTTAGGAGGTTGAGTTTTGGCGCGCAGTTGGTACCTTATATTCAGGCTTTGCTTTCTTTTAGACAGTCAGATATTGATGCAACTGATGTTGATACTGTTGCTCGCTATAATACTTTGTGTCTTATGTGGGGTAGAAAGTATGCTGTTGTTTCTTATAGTCAGTTACCTGAATGGTCATTACCTCTTTTTAGGGGTGAAGTGGGTAGTTCAATGTGGTTTAGAAAAAGTATTACATGTGAAAATACACCTGCACATTTTTATCCCATAGTTGGCTATTTAGATTTTTTGGATTATAAATATATACCTAAGTATAATTCTGTTCGGTGTCCTAATACAAATGTACAACCAACATTGTTGCAAGTTTATGAAGTGCCTAATTTATTTGTTATTATAGTTCAGTGTGTTTTTGGTTCATATTCTTGGTTTTCTGGCTTAACAGATAGTGGTGCCTATACCTTTTATAGGTCATATAAAATTGGCACTATTTGTATTTTGTTACCTTATACTACCCCTTCCAGCAGTATGACAACTATAGGTTTTTATGCACAGGAGTCATTACCTATACCTGTTATTACAACTACTGAAGATTTACTATCTAATTGTACTGGTATTTTTCAGGATGGTGTTTTTACACCTTGCCATCCTTCTGGGTGCCCTGTGCGTAGTTCCTATGATAATTATATTGTTTGTAAGGGTGACAATGAATCTAACTATACTTTAAGGAATTACCATCGAGTTTCTCCACCTGTTTATAATGTTCCCCTACCTGAGGTTTCTTTAAATTTAACTGTGCCAACTGTTAATTTAACATCTTATAATCTTAGTCCATCAAATTCTGTTTTACTACAAGATATTGATGGAGGAATTGTTGTAGATCATAATACTGGCTCAATTTGGTATCCTGATGGTCAAGCATATGATGTTTCATTTTATATTTCTGTTATAATACGTTATGCACCTCCTAAGCTAGAATTGCCATCATCACTAGCTAATTTTACATCATGTTTAGATTATGTTTGTTTTGGAAACCAACAGTGTAGAGGTGAAGCACAAACTTTTTGTGCATCTATGGATTATTTTGAACAGGTGTTTAATAAAAGTTTGACATCATTAGTAACAGCGTTAACAGATTTACATCATGTTTTAAAGTTAATATTACCTGAAACCACACTTGAACTTACTGAACCAGCACGTAGACAACGTCGTGCTGTTGATGAGTTTGCTGATAGTATTTCATTATTGTCTGAGTCATTTGAGAGGTATATGTCACCTGCTTCACAGGCTTATATGGCCAATATGATGTGGTGGGATGAAGCCTTTGATGGTGTAAGTTTACCGCAAAGATCAGGTTCCATTTTGTCACGGTCTCCATCGATTTCGTCAACATCTTCCTGGCGATCTTACTCATCCCGGACACCACTAATTTCAAATGTAAGAACACCTAAAACTACATTTAATGTGAAGCTATCCATGCCCAAATTACCTAAGGCATCTACACTCTCAACTATTGGTTCTGTACTATCATCTGGACTTTCTATTGCATCTCTTGGTTTATCTATTTTTTCAATTATCCAAGATAGACAAGTTACAGAACTTACTCAGCAACAGATTATGGCACTTGAGAATCAAGTAACAATTTTAACAGATTATACTGAAAAGAATTTTAAGGAAATACAATCTTCCTTGAATACTTTGGGTCAGCAAGTTCAGGATTTTTCACAACAAGTAACTTTATCTTTGCAACAACTTTCTAATGGTTTAGAGCAAATTACACAACAGCTTGATAAGAGTCTTTATTATGTTACTGCCACCCAACAGTATTCTATTTATATGTCATCTTTGATAAATCAGTTAAATGAGTTGTCACAAGCTGTTTATAAAACACAGGATATGTATATAACATGCATACATTCTTTGCAGTCTGGTGTTCTTTCACCCACTTGTATAACACCATCCCAGATATTGCAGCTTTACCAAGTAGCTAAAAATTTGAGTGGTAATTGTCAACCTATATTTTCTGAACGGGAGATTTCTCGTTTTTATTCATTGCCCCTTGTGACAGATGCTATGGTGCATAATGATACCTATTGGTTTTCTTGGTCAATCCCAATTACTTGCTCAAATATATTAGGTTCTGTTTTTAAGGTACAACCTGGTTATATAGTCAATCCATTCCATCAAACAAGCTTACAATATGATTTACCAACACATGTTGTTACATCAAATGCTGGTGCATTGGTATTTAATAACCATTATTGTGACAGATATAACCAAGTTTATTTGTGTACCAAGTCAGCTTTTGATCTTGCTGAATCTAACTACCTTACCATGATTTATTCAAATGTTACTGGTAATGGCAGTCTTACTTTTCATCCAGAACCAAAACCTGATCCATGTGTGTACTTGTCAGCATCAACACTTTATTGTTTTTATTCAGATGTTTGTCATCAATGTGTTGTCACTGTTGGCAATTGCACAAATCGCACTGTTACCTATGAGAATTATACCTACTTTATTATGGATCAGCAGTGTAGGGGATTTGACCAGATTACTATTTCATCACCAGTGGATATTAGGTATGATTTTACAGCAATACCATCTAAACCCCCTTTACCATTGCATTTGTCATATATTAATGTTACTTTTAATGTAACTTTACCCAATGGTGTGAATTGGACGGATTTGGTGTTAGATTATAGTTTTAAAGATAAAGTTTATGAGATATCAAAAAATATAACACAGCTACATGAACAAATTTTGCAAGTATCTAGTTGGGCTTCAGGATGGTTTCAGCGATTAAGAGATTTTCTTTATGGTTTACTCCCTGCTTGGATTACTTGGCTTACTTTGGGATTTAGCTTATTTAGTATTGTTATAAGTGGTGTAAATATTATATTGTTTTTTGAAATTAATGGTAAGGCTAAGAGAAGTTAGTCACTATCTTTAGTTGAAGATTGCCAAGATGTTTGATACAAATTTTTGGCCTTTTCCAGACCAGGCACCAGACCCCTTTAAAGCTCAAGTTGAGCAGTTATCACCTACTGAAAATGTTTACATTTTTCTTACAACACTTTTTGGTATACTCCAGTTGGTTTATGTTATTTTTAAGTTACTATGTACAATGTTTCCAACATTACATTTTTCACCGATTTGGAGGGGTTTGGAAAATTTTTGGCTTTTTCTCAGCCTTACATCTTTGGCAATTGCTTATTGGTGGCTTCCTAGTATGACCTTTACTGGCTACTGGGCACTTACTGTAATTGCCACCATTTTAGTTTTAGTTATGTTAATTATGATGTTTGTTAAGTTTATTAATTTTGTTAAGTTGTTTTATAGAACTGGTAGCTTTGCAATTGCTATTCGTGGTCCAATTGTTTTAGTAGCCCTTGATGTTACTATTAAGCTACATTGCACACCTTTTGCAATATTAGTTAAAGAAGTTGGCAGTATTTTTTATCTTTCAGAGTATTGTAACAAACCATTGAATGCAGCTCAAATTGCTGCACTTAAGATTTGTGTTAATGGACAATGGTTTGCTTATACTAGGTCATCAACCACAAGTGCAGCTAAAGTGGCAGCTGCAAATAGTACTGCTAAATACCATCTTTTTATTTTGCAGGGTGTTGCTGATTATACGCAGTTGTCAAGTGTTAAGTTTGAGTAGCCACTTATCTTTAGATGATGTTGAGGATGAGCCGTGTGCGTGGTCCTCAATGTATTTTAATTTTTATTTTTTCTGTGGCATTTGCTGCCAAACCTATTACACCTCATTATGGTCCAGGCCACATAACATCTGATTGGTGTGGTTTTGGTGATAGTCGATCCGATTGTACCAACCCTTCTACACCAAAGAGTTTGGATATTTCTGAGCAGCTTTGCCCCAAATTTTCATCTAAAACAGGTTCATCAATGTTTATATCTTTACATTGGAATAATAGTGATACTTTTACTGTTTTTAATTATTCAAATTGTGGTGTTGAGAAAGTGTTTTATGAGGGCGTGAATTTTTCACCACACCGGAATTATACATGTTATCATGAAGGCTCCAGTGGTTGGGTTAATAATAAGGCCAGTTTTTATACTAAACTTTACCAAATGTCAACAACATCACGTTGCATTAAGTTGATAACATTAAAACCACCTGAGAATATTCCACAACATTCACCTGGTATGTGTAATCCACAAACTAATAAGATTCCTGATAATCCACGCCTTATAACTTTAACCAATAATGGTTCTTTGTCCATACAATTTAGTTTACCAGTACAGTTTGATGGCACTAATTGCACAAAACATCTTGTGCCTTTTTGTTATATAGATGGTGGTTGTTTTCAAACATCTGGTTATTGTCACCCTTTTGGGTATTCATATTCTTCATCAGCATTTTATTATGGTTTTTATACTGAAGGTATACCTGTTGGTAAACATAATTATATTTGTGATTATTTAGAGATGCAACCAGGTTTATATAATGCAACTACTTTTGGTAAATTTTTACTTTATCCAACTAAGACTTATTGTATGGATACTATGAATATTACAGTACCAGTTCAAGCTGTTCAGAGCATTTGGTCACAAAGCCGTCAATCTGATGATGCTATTGGCATGGCGTGTAAGTCACCTTATTGCATATTTTATAATAAGACTAAGCCTTATTTGGCACCCAATGGAGCTGATGTAAATCATGGTGATGAAGAAGTACGTGAGATGATGCAAGGTTTGTTGTTAAATTCCTCATGTATTTCACCACAGGGCTCAACACCTTTAGCCTTGTATTCTAGTGAAATGATATATACACCTAATTATGGTTCATGCCCTCAATATTATAAGTTGTTTGAAACATCTAGTGATGAGAATGTTGATGTAACCTCCTCTGCATATTTTGTGGCTACTTGGGTGTTGCTAGTTTTAGTTATTATTTTGATTTTTATTTTAATTAGTTTTTGTTTAAGTAGTTATTAGATTAAGTAAGTGTGAGACACTATCTTTAGTGAGTGAGCCAAGATGAATTCTATGCTTAATCCAAATGCTATGCCATTCCAGCCACAGCCACAAGTAGTGGCTATGCCCATTCAGTATCCTATGGGCTTTCAACCACGGTTTCAAAGGAGGCGTAACCCTGGTTTTAGACCTATGTTCCAGAGGCGTAATAATTCTAATCAGAACCGCAGCCGTCAGAATAGATCACGTATTCTAAATCAACGACGTGGTCTTACATCTTCACGAAATCAACAGCGTTCCAATAGACGCCAAAATAATCAACAACCGTTGTCAATGCCATTTGACCAACAGTTACTTATGATGGCAAATGAGACAGCACTTTCTGCAACATTTCCACCTGAGTTGCAGAGTTTGGCGCCTACAAAGCTTGTGAAGATTGCTAAGAGGGGTGCTATGCAGATAGTTTCTGGTCATGCTACTGTTGAAGTGTCCAGTGGTGAGCAAGATACGCCTCATAAAATTGCAACTTTTACAATAAAAGTGGCTCTTAATTAAAACCTTTTCAGCAACCATATGGTTGGTCTGTAATTTAATTGTTTAGTGTTATCAACATGGCATAACTTGCCTCTGGCTCCACTGTGTAAACCATCCAGATTTTAATGGTTTTGCTGGATTTTATGGTTGAGTGTCTCCATGTAAGATGTTATGTTAGTTAATATTAGACCTACCCCAGAAGTAGTAAAAAGCAGCC